TGCACGACCAAGAGCAGAGATAGTTGTAGCGTTTGTGCCATAACCGATCAAGCCTGTTCCTGAAACTGTTGCAAGGATTGACTCAGTTGCTGCTCCGCCTGCTGCATTCTTAGGTGTAACAACGATTACCGCTGCTGCATCTGTTGAAGTTGCCTTTGGTGCATAGACTGAAGCATCTGCTGTTGCAGTTGTAACTTCGCCCTTATTAAGAATTGAAGTTGTTGTTGCAGCAGAAGGAACAATGTCCGCTGCCTTAACTGTAATTGTCCATGCAACTGATGGTCCAGTTGATGGCTTAGTTGTAATGATTCTTGCTTCATATGTACCAGCAACTGTTGGAGCAACCAATGAAAGTGTAAACTTTGCAGTCACATATCCTGGTGTACCAACTGTTGAGTTAACGTCTGCTGAAAGATTTCCTGCAGCGATTGCTACTGTTGAAGTTGTTGTCTCAAGCAAAGTAATTGTTGCATTCTTTGCTGCGCCTGTTGGCTGTGAGAACATAGCAGACAATACAGTTGCTGTATCTGCTGCTGTTTCTGAAATAAATGACAGAGTAACTACCGCAGTTGCAGTCTCACCAGCATTGATTGCATCTGTAGCAGAGTCAATCGTAAGTGTTGGACCAATTACAGTAGCACTTGTCGGAAGTGCCGAAGTAACGCCAAAGGTCAACGCTGCAGCAAGACCTAGGGCAATTTTCTTAAATGAATTCATTTTTCTCCTTGTTAGTTTTTTATAATAAATTGAAGTTATCAAGATAATCCTGAACTTCTTCAGGAATTTCACGACTATCCAATTTTACCACACCTTGGTCTTGCCCTGCAACTCCTTGCGATGAACGGGACCAAGTGTGAATATCAATCTCTATATTAGTATTCTTTGGGGTATGTGATAATGCACCAAATACCGCACCTGTTACAGCATCAGATAGATCCTTAGACTTTTTGCGTGGGTGATCTACCTTCTTATCATTAATAATCTTAAGTTCAGACATTTCATCAAGCAATAATGGAATATGTGGCATAGCAACACGCTCTTCATAAATCATCATTGCAAGGTCTTCGTAGTGCTTTTTGCCAACAGAAACAGTATCAGTTCTTATTCCAACTGCCTGTAGTTCTTGCTGAATATCAAATGATTGCCAACGGTCAAAGGTAACCATTCCTAAGTTAAACCCTTGTCTGCGAAGATTTTGAATCCACTGCTTTACTTCAGATAGATTAACTGGGCCTTCAACCTTTGGCTCCCACCAAACCACTGCATCAACAATAATAATTGGAGCAACTTGTTCATAGTCTTTAACTACTTGTAGGTTTACCCATTTATCAACATGTGCAATTGCTACTGCACACTTATCATGTTTTTGTGCAAGGTCAGCATGAACATAATAAACCTTGTCTGGATCTGGCACAAATGATTCATCAAACCTTTTATTATTATCAATAGGGTTTCTAAGTGTCATACACTTTTCAAGTTTATCTTTTTGCTTAAAGAAAGCATCAGATGCAAATGTTGGTACGCAAGCAAAGCGTTGCATGGCATCACCCATATCTGTAAAGAATGCTAGTTTAAAGTCATCAATCTTTCTTGTTGGGTTTACTACCCATGTTGGTCTTTTTAGTGCAAATACCCCAGGATATTTATATGCAACAATCTGATCTTCATCCCAAGCAATATCTAAATAGTTTCCTTCAAGATCATCTGGAAAATCTGGATTCATAATAAAACGGTGAGTATAAGTAATTGTTTCTTTTTCCATAATTGAGTCTTCATACTTTTGAGAGATAAAGTCTCCAGGAAAACGGGGGAAGGAAAGCAATGCAACCTTACCTAAATCAGGAAAACGAGAATCAACAGATGCACGGAAAGCCTTATAGATATTATCAGCAGTCTTACCTTGATCATTTCCAGTACCAACCTCTTGTGCAAAACCAGAAATTTCATCAAGTACTGCAAGTATTAAGTTTAAACCTTCGTGTGATTCTCTTTCTGAGTGACCAGAGTAAACAGTAATTGCTTTATCAAACTCAATGCTTTCAGCCTTAGCGTTATACTTTCCTGCAAACCATTCAGACTTTTCAATCTTAGTCTTGAAGCCTTTAAAGAACACGTTCTTAGCCTGTTGAGCGTTAATAGCCACGTTAATAATATCAATAGCATCTCCTGCAGGCTTACCAAAGTATCTAGCAGGATCTTTTAAGCATAGTAGTTTATAGACTATGTATGCACAGGCTACGGTTGATGTGAAATCTTTTCCAGATCCCTTGCCAAGTTGCAGGATTACTTCATTCTTTGTGTACTTCTTATAATAACGATGACCTTCTTCTGGTCCCAAAATATCTACAAGATCTTCTTCTCTGTAGATTTGGCTCATTGCTTCAACAATGTCATACTGAATATTAGATAGCGGTGGTTGGTTTAGGTATGCTTCACCCTCAACAAATGTCTTTGCATCTACAGGCATTTCTTCAAAGTTGTTATTTTTTAGTGCTTCAAAAAAATCATTGAACATCGTGGACAACTGTAATCACTTCCCCATCTTTTGCAACAGAAGAAAGTCTGTGCATGATTAAGTCACGAATTTCTGGGTGAGTAGATGCAATGTCTCTAAGAATTGCAACAAGAGTTTCTTGTCGTCTTTCAATATCAACCATCTCTTCTGCAAGTTCTTTATTCTCAAGAAGTCCTGCTTTTTGAAGCATGTCAATTCTTGCTTTTTCAATATCAACAACAAGTTTAATTGCTTGAGTTTTTGCACTAAGATTATTAGTCATAGAGGCTTCATCAATAACTTCGTAAGATTTTGTAATAAGTTTGCTATAGTGTGCATCCATTGCAGCAAGTGCTTCTTTAGCACGAGCACGTATAGCATCATTAGCAGAAGCCATGACCTTCCACTCATTAATAAGTTCTACAACACGAACTCTTGGAATTGCAAGTTCTTTAGAAATTCTTGTTGGGTCAGTTCCTTTTAGGTACTCAGCAACAACTTGGTTTACCTGATCAAGGTGTTTAACTAGATCTTCTTCAGTTGACATACTTTCCCTCTAGTCTATTAATTTCATCCTTAATATAAAAGATTGCTTTTTCAAGATCTTGGATGGTCTTAGACTCATCCTTAAGTCCTGCTCTCCAAAGATACTTAAAGGCATTACCAACATTAAAGTTACGATGACGAGTAATCTGAATACACTCAACTCCAGAAGGATCTGTTGTATAGTGAACTGGATGATTAACTTGATCAACCGTAATGTTTAAATTATCACTCATCATCTTCCTCCCAATCAAATGCTTCTGGCATACCTCTTAAAGTAAAGACTGCATAAGTTAATCCAACAGTGCAAACCACTGTAATAAATGTTACAAACCTATAAAACTTATTCATCTCTTTGACTTCCTTAATCCAAATTTAGCAAGGTAAACATAGATAGTCTCTACGCTTGCTCCGCACTCTTTTGCAATGTCTTGTGGTGACTTTTTATCCATAAGGAATCTCTTACGAAGCCAAGTCTCACTAGTATATAGTTTAGCAGCCATGGTGTTATTTGTCAACTCCAATTGCTTTACCCCAATTATTAATAGCCCAATGACCAATACCGCAAGCATCTGCCACATCATTATCAGTAATAGTCTTATCGTATATTGTATTTATAAACTTAATAGTTCTTTCTTTGCGAAGGTTACGCTCATATGTCTTATACCAAGAAACGGACTTTCCAGGATGCTGTGCACGAATATAAAGTTGTTCATCCTTAGAAATTTTTTTGTTACCAATATAGTTTTGCCATGTAATTGGAGAAACCTTTCCAAATGTATTGATACCAGAAAGTCCTGCTGCACCAAGCAAAGCACCTTGAACAAGTGCAAGATCAGCAGCAGTCTTAGGACTGTTCATAAAAACAGTATGTTCAATTACAATAGCATCAACCATATTAAACTGAGCAAACAATCCCTTACTCTTTTTACAAGCATCTGCTACTTTTTCATATATGTCTCCACCAGTAAAGTTAATCTTTCCAATAGTTCCAAGATTTTTAAATGAATAAAAAGCAAATGCAAGACTATTAGTGCTAGCATCTATAGCACAAATATTATTTGGTTGCACTGGCCCACCCCACTTAGTCTTGTTCATAATCAATAAATCCTTTTAATTCTTTTAACATTTTATCAACTGACTTCTTGCTTATGTTGCAATTAGAACAAAAGCCTGAGTCGTTGTAGATTGAAAGATCAACTCCACAACCACCCAAGCATTTTCTAACCTTGCCTATTCTTTTTTGTCTACGAGTTACTTGATAACGTTCTGCTATCTTTTCTTTTGTAGCGTCGTCTCTACAAGACTCACTGCAGTAAATCTGGTAAGAAACCTTTGGTGTGAAATATGTGTCACATCTACTGCAAAGTTTCACTCAGTTCCTCTAGAGAAGCAATTTTAATTGTTCCTTCTCCTGCCTCAATACATGCTGCTTTTACTGGGCATGTTTTACAAATCTTTGAGTTGCCACGGTAGTTCTTGGTTGGAAGTGTTTGATCTTCCCAAGCCTTACGGACTTCACGCATCCAATTAAATGCATAGTCAATCCATTCACGATAACCATCATTAACTTCTACTGGAATTATCATAAGGTCATGGTTGTTTTTGTTCTCATAAACAAGTGCACCCTTTGACTTTCCAAGAATCTTCATATAAATAAGCAATTGAATAAGGTGTGCGCCCTTTGGCTTATTTGTTTTCTTGCGGTATTCAAATGCTTCGCTCATCATTGTTTTAATTTCACCAACGATTTCTTCACCCTCCCAATTAAACATTACGTCTCCGTAACCAAAAATTGGTGGATCATTTGCAATTACCTTAAACTCTGTTGTCTTTTCACCCTTATCATTAACATATGGAACTGCAACTCCAGAGGCAAGCATTGCTCCCTGGATTCTTTCGTGTCCCATGGTTCCAGCACTCATATTAGCAACGCCATACGCATCTGTGTAGTCATCAAACACATTACCATTAAATGCTAAGTACCAATAGCGTGGGCACTGCCCATGCTGATATGCAATTGTTGATGGAGCAAATGTTTTCTTTGTAGTCATCTTTGGACCACGGCTAACAGTATATCCAGAAGTAATCTTTGCAATCATATCTTCAGCATTAAAAATAATATTTTGCTTTGTGATTGCATCTCTTTTTTCTGTTTCTTTTAACATAACCTGCTTTAGTAAACTTTTTGTCATTTTTTATATTCCCCTTGTTTCTATAAGTATAGCATGTTAGCGCATGATGTACTTGAGTGCTGAGACCAAGTTATTAATAGATTCCGCTGCTGTGTAGTAGATGTTCTTCTTTGCACGATCATTCTTGTCTACATTGGCCATCCACGTAGCCTTAAAAGCCATCTTTGCTGCGATTGCCTGCAGCCTTACAATTTCAATGCTTGCTACCTGAGTAGGAATATCTGGTTTAATAATAACCTTAGCAATAAATGTTAAAGCAGCAGTTAGTTCCTCATCCTGCATATAGTCTGCAATTTCTGTTAAACCATTTACCATCTCTAGTGTTGTCTTTGCTGGTTCAATCTGTTCACTCATTTTCTTCCCCCTCTGTTAACTGTTCTAGTAAATCTACTTCTATTACTGCAAGGCGAACCTTTGCATTACCCTCGCCCAAAACTATAAAAATTGCTGGGTCGTTATGATTCTTTATTGCGTCAGTGACAGCCTTAGCCCAAATATCTTTGTTGATAGTAATACCCTTTGGATATTCTTTAAAATCAACAGTAAAATTTCTCCAGGTTGCATCACCTTTGTGTATGCCACGTCCAGAATTCTTGTGCTGTTTAGCCCCAAGTTTTTTTGACTCACTTCTTTCGCTCATAGTCCTTCTTTGTTACAATTAGTGGAACCCTGGATATGTGTTTTTTTGTACACATCCAGGTAAGGTCTGCGGAATCAGACCAAAGGCGAAGAGATTTAACTTCTTCCCTGCATACTTGACAGTGAAATTCACCGCTAAATACTCTAAACTTTTCGTTAGCCATTCAGCAACTTACTCTTAAAAGATTCTTGTAAATCAAGATCTTCTTTAACACGATTAATAAAACCTTCACGACCTTGAACCTTTGTTCCATCTTCAAGTTTATACCAAGCACCTGTACGCTCTACAAGCCCCGCCAGTTCAGCAGTGTCAACAAGATCACCAATACCATCAATGCCAACGTTGTCACCTCTAAAATAAAAGTCATATTCACCACTTTGAAAACCAGCAGATGTTTTAGAGAATTGTAGTTCCCACTTAACCTTGCGACCAATTTTTTCTTCAATTAGTTTATCTCCTACTTGAATCTTGCCTTTAATCGCTTGATTGTCAGATTCGGAAGAAAAAAGTTTAATAACAGTTGAGGAATAGAACTTAGTAGCCTGACCACCAGAAGGCTGCTGGCTAGTATACATAGCACTGATATTGTTACGAGACTGAGAAATAAGAACAAGCAGAGTTGGCTTAACTTTATTGTTTGCATAATTAAGCATTTTCCACGCATTACTAAAGTCTCTAGACTCAGCACCGATTTGTTTGGTGTTTTCAAGTTGTTTGAGTTCATCCGTATCCTTTTCAAAATAAATAGCAGGTAGTAGAGATGTAATACTATCTATAACAATTATATCAACGCCAGCATTCATTAAGTTTGTGCCTACGTCTACCATCTCATTAATGGTTCTTGCTTGTGAGTAAATAAGTTTTGTTGAGTCTACCCCAAGTTTCTTGGCCCACTCTGAATCATATGACATTTCTGCATCAATCCATGCACAGACCTTTCCTTCCTTCTGTGCTATACCTATCATCTGAAGGCATAGAGAGGACTTTGCAGAGGATTTGGAACCCCAGATAAGTACCTGACGACCATAGGGCAAACCACCCTTTAGGGCTTTGTTAATGCCAAAACTAGGGGTGGCTGCATAATCAACCTTTTGGTCTGTAGCATCTCCAAGACGCTTACGAATACGTGGATCTAACTGTGCTAATACTTCTTCCATTGTTACTGACATTAAAATCGTACCCCGTGTTTTTCTGGTCTAGTCTTGTTAAAGTCTGACTTCTTGTTCAGAATATAATCAAGTGACTCTCTAGTATACCCTGCCTCAACCATTCCTGCATAAAGATCTAGTGTAAGAATAATAAAATCAGCAAACTCTTTAGCAATTTCTTCTTCACCTTTATCTTTACGTACTGCTTCCATTACTTCAACAACCTCAGATACAATCATCATCAGTTGCTTGGCAACAAAAATGTCATCAACATCTTCTGGCCAAAAACCTTTTTCAACTGCTACCTTGTGCAAATCAATTGCTAACTGATCAAACATTTACTACATCCTCCAATATAACTGTTCCATCTTTAGTCTTACCCAAAGAAACCTTATAGACATTTCCTTCTTCAATAGTCATGTAAGCCTTGGAAAATGCTGTAGGAAACACAAGCACTGAGTGAAGTTCTCTGCCAGCATCTGCTACTACAAGGTTTGCCATCTTCTTTCCAGCCTTTGTCATTCTTGGCTTAAAGGAAACTACAAACTGCTCTTCACCCTTATATGGCAACTGCTTATAATTTAAAAACTTTACTAAAGCATCTTTTGATTCTTTAATGCTATCTGCAGGAATTGCATTTACAATTCTGTTATCGCTAACAAGAATCAAATAAGTTTTACCAGTTTCAATTGTTGTGTTCTCATCATCAAAGATTCCGACACTACCAGTCTTATCAAGAAATTCAACTCTTGACCAACCCTTACCACGCTTAACTGACTTAATCATTCCAAGCATAACAAATGATCCAGTCTCTTCATAGTCTTCTGATTCTTGAATATATGCATAGTAGTGTTGAGGTACTTGCATATTAAACTCAGGAAGGTTTAAATACTCGTAGAGGTTTTCTTTAATCTCTTGATCATTACGTGGGCTGTCTTCAAATGTTGCTGCACCAATGATTCGTAATGCTTGAAGAGCACGAGAGTTAACTCCGTTTCCTTTAGTAAAAGTAAACTCCTCAAGTTCAGCGTATGACTTAAAAGGTCTGGCAGCCATGTATCGCTCAGCAATTTTATCTGAGATAAATTTAATACCTGATAAACCAAAGCGTATACCTTTACCTTCAATCTTAAAATCAATATCTGACTCGTTAATGTGAGGTAACTTAACGTTAATTCCCATTCTTTTTGCTTCAATAAGGTACTCAGTACGTGCATCTTTATCCTTCTCATTTTTTAATAGTGAATACATAAACTCTAGGGGATAGTGGTACTTTAACCATGCTGTCCAGTATGAGAGTGTTGAATATGCTACTGCATGGGACTTATTGAATGAGTACCCTGCGTGAGCCTCAAAGTCATGCCATAAATCTAAGGCTTTGTTTGGCGAAATGTACGCAGATGCTCCAGCAACAAATCTATCCTTAAACTCATCAAACTCTTTGGCATCTTTTTTCTTTCCAATGATCTTTCTAACTTTATCTGCTTCCGACATGGACATACCGCCAAGGTGTACGCATGCTTGCATAACTTGTTCCTGGTAAAGAATACAGCCATAGGTTTCCTCCGTAAATGATTTAAGAATTTGGTGCTTGTAATCTGGATTTTGACGACCATGCTTAATAGCAATGTAATCTTTTCCAATTGTGTTCATTGCCCCAGGACGAACAAGAGCGTTTGATGCAGCAAGTTCTTCAAGATTCTTTACACGCATCTTAATAAGAAGGTTTGTGTATGGTGCTGCTTCACACTGAAACACACCCTTTGTATACCCATCTGAAAGCATTGTGTAAACATTAGCATCATCCATATTAATCTTTAATGGATCAATCTTTGTTCCTTCACGTTCTTTAATAATATCAATACAGTCTTTAAGTACCGTCAAAGTTTTTAGACCTAACGCATCAATCTTAATCAAACCAATGTTTTCGGCCTCTCCCATATCTACAGCAACAACAGGAATACGCTCATCTTGTCCAGCAACTGATCTTGTTTCCATTGGGGCATATCTAAATATTGGATCCTTAGATGTTACAACTCCAGCAGCGTGAATACCTGTGCCCTTAATACGTCCACGTAATTTTTCTCCGTAAACCTCAACCTCTGGATATTTCTCTCTAAACCATGCTGCTGACTTTGAGGTGCAATATTCATCCCAAGTATCAATTTGCTTGTTTACTTTGTTTGCATCTGCAAGCGGAATATTTAAAACACGAGATACATCCTTAACAATATTCTTATCTTTAAACTGCATGAATGTTGCAATAGAAGCAACATGGCGATACTGTCTAACTAGATAATCTTTTACTTCATCACGACGGTTGTCTTGGATGTCAGAGTCAATATCTGGAAAGTCATTACGTTCTGGGTTAATAAAACGGAAGAACAAAAGTCCATGCTTAATCGGATCAATGTCAGTAATACCAAGAGCATAACAAAGAAGTGATCCTGCTGCAGATCCACGACCTGGACCTACCATGATTTCTTCTTTCTTTGCCCAGTTAAGCATATTGCGAACAACTAGGAAATAAGGACCAAACTTTTTATCTTTAATAATTGTGAGTTCTTCATCAAGACGATCAAGGTACTCTTGAGAATCTACCTTGCGGTCTTTCAAACCTTGAAGGGCAAGATCTTTTAGTTCTTTGTCTGGATTTTTATATTGAACGGGAAGCAAATCAAGTCCAGACTTAATATCATACTCTTCAATCTTGTCTGCAATCTCTAAAGAACTTGTAAACATTTCTTCATCTGTGTGGCCCTGTTCTGCCATAGCAGCCTTCATCTCTTCGTATGAGAGAAGATGAATGTCAAAGGTTCTAAATGACATTTGACGGTCTTCGCCATATAGGTAATCTAGGCGTTCCATCATGTTATCAATCTTCTTTGACTTATCAAATGTTGATTCTTTTAATACTTTACCGTGGGTATTTAGCAGGAGCATCATCTCCTGAATTTCTTTTTGACTTGTGTCAGCGTGGTGACAGTCAGGCGTTACAACAACCTTAACTTCAAATGCTTTTGCTAACCCAACAAGTTCATCATTAATATTCTTTGGATTATGCGGCATTAGTTCAATGTAGAAGTCATCCTTAAAACGGTTCTTAAACCACTGAACTTTTTCTTTTGCAAAAGCATACTCTTCATGCTCAATAGCCTTTGCAATCAATCCACCTTGACAAGCAGACAACGCAA